TCCTAGCCGGCTGGATGGTTACCAGCCACCTCTCCCTAAAAGGGAGAGACCCACCTGTGCTTGATGCCGACGGCAACAGGGCGTCCAGCACGTTCAAGATGCTTCCTGTCAGCAAATGGCAATTCGCTGCGTTTAAGGAAGAACTTGAGCAGGGCACCATCACCTTCCAAATTATCATTTGGAAGTTTATGGTAACTTACAGCAGCCTTGACAAGAGGCGACTGATAGTCAGGATGAGTACGGTGGGTTTCATAACCCAGCGCACTCAACTTGCCCAACCCCGGAGATGTTTCCGCAACAGCAGGAAAGGGAATAAATTCCTCGATCAAGCTGTCTAGGAAACGGCACGTAGGCCAGAATCCCCTCTTATAAAAGAGGTTCCTCATAGCCACCGTAGCCTCAATCTCCTGAACATGCCCACGTGATGAAGGAAGCAATTGCCGACAACGCACAATAGTTACATCGTGCCCGTCGTAATACTCCTTGCCGCAAGACTCTCTGAATTTGCCAGTCCAGAAAGACTTGTCCGAATTCACCAGGAACCCAAAAGTTCCTAACGAATCGATCACGTGATTCACATATTCCACAGGGACAATAATATCGTCCCCGTAGATGCGTACCTGGCCCTTAAGGGATTTTATATCCTTAAGAGTCAGCGGACGGTTAAGCGCATTCTGAATCCCTAACATGACTACGGTCAAAAAGACCATAGCCTCGAAAGGGAAACACAGCGCTGAACCCATAGATGCGAACTTGGCTAGACGTTTTACGCCATAGCCAGGCACATCAGCCTTCCGAGAACGACAAGCATCAACTGCCCCGGCAATATGGGGGTGGCTGCGCAACATCGCTCGTACATGCTGATTGGAGACACGATCAGAAGCTTCACTCAAATCGAGTGTCGCCAGAGAACCATCAATTGATGCTCTCATGGAAAGGTCCTGATTAGGGACCTGAGATTTCCATCTGATGAAGTCACGAGGGGTGTCAAATCCCTCAACTCCATTTTCGATTAATTCTAGAAGAGCCTGTTGTGTATATTGCATACACGTGGGCTCAACTGCAATTATTCTAGGTGTCTTCAGCGTCTTAGGCACAAGAATAACCTTTACAGGTCGTTCTTCACCAGGTTCGAGATACCGTACATCATTCATGTTTTCCATGTAGCTTTGCCACGTAGGAAACATGAACTCAGCTGAAGGAAAATAATCCTCCAGTCGAGTGGTCCATTCCGTCTGAC